GGTGCTTTTTTGGTAGGTTCTTTTTTCATAAATAATTATAATTTAATGCTAGTAAATCGAAGACTTTCTTTTTCTGTAAAGGTTGCTTCGTTTGATGATTCTGCTTTTGCTTTTGCGACCTTAAAGTTTTCCTCAAGCTCGTTAACGTGTTCAGGGTATGACCACTTCTTTAGTTTTGATACAGAGAAACTACCCATTGCTGTTTCTTTTTTAGTTTCTCCACTCTCTACCATTCCTTTAAGGATAACAGTTCGTAGTTGGTCTTTCTTTACTTTAAATTCTTTTTCTTTTATTTCTAATAATGCGTATTCTTCATAAATGTTTTGCATAGTAATGTTATTTATTCTGTTGGTAAGTGTCAATCATGTGGCGGATAAATTCTCCATGCCCCATATCTTCTTTTTTGGATTCTTTTTTAATAAATTCTTTTTGATCTGCCCTAATCCCGGGGTAGATTCTAACTAGGTTTGTTGGTTCTTTCATAATTTGTGTGTGTGTAAGTTATTAAACTTAACATAAGTATATATTGTGTCGGTGTAGGTGTCAAATTTAGCTGTGTATAAGTTTCTCTGCGAGTTCCTTACATTCGTCTAAGGTAATGCTTTTTTTTCCTGATTCCATCATGGCTTCAATAACCATGTACCTCATAAAGTAAAATGTTTTATCTTTCTTTATAACAAGATACGTTGGCAAAGGAGGTGTGCATATAGTATCACAGGCTTTTTGTCTAATATCAGAATCAGATAATTTCCAAACAAGTCCATTATTCTCAAGCGCTGGTAATCCTATCAGTTGACTTTCTTCTATCTTTTTAAAATTAAAAGTATTACCCCTCATTACTTTTAGCTCACAATAGCAATAGAAACCCTCTTCTCTTTTTGATCTTAAATATTTATTTAAGAGTGTCTGTTCTTTTGATTCTCGCTTTGTTCTTATATTTTTCATTATGCTTTTTTGTTAATAATTTCTTACAATATTTTCTATCACAGTATTTCCAAGATATTACAAGGATTAGCTTCCCACAATTTTTGCATTTTTTATTTATCATAGCGGTGATAATTTCTCTTGAAAATCTTCTCCAATCATCATCGACTCATGACAATCGGCATCGGGCCCTTTTACTAATAGATGAATGTAAAGATTCTTATGAAGATTATTGGCTCGAACTAATCGACCAAGGCTTTGTTTGTAATGGTCGTATTGATATGACTTTGATGCGTAGATAACGCACCTGAAGCTAGGAAGCTCGTAGCCTGCTGAAATACCTATTTGTGCAATGACTATGTGCCTATCGGAATCATTCGCTTCAAGCAGCATTGTAGCCTTATCCTTGTCCTTTGTTTGACCTGTTAAGGTAGAAACAATGTAGCCCTCTTTATCTAATACTCTTTTTATTTCTTGTATCTGACCAGTGTAGTATGCAAAGATTAATATCTTTTTAAACTCACTTGCTTTCTCTACAATGTAATCAAGTTTTTGTGATGGAAAGGTATTAGTGGCTCGTACCATTTTTGATTCACGTTCGTTAATATCTTGAATATCTTGAACATAAAGAATTCCATTTTGTATTGATCGGGTTCTTCCTCTTTGAATCATAGGGTCAGCTTCTTCTTCCTTGAGTTCCTTGATAGCATCTTTTTGCTTTTTAGTAAGATCAAAATATACTTCTTTATGTGTCTGTTTAGGAACATCAACAAAATCTTCCAAGGCTCCTGTGTAACCAAATCTTTGAACAAGCAAAGCAAGTCTGTGTTGTGTTTCTTCATCTTTTTTCTGAAACCAATAACCACCTCTTGATATATAAAAAGTTTCTCTAAACTTCTCAAAATTCCAGTGAGTACCAAAGAGTTTTGCAATAGCCCAAACTTTCATAGCTTTTGAGCTAGGTGTTGCTGTGCAAGGATAGAATCTTTTTGGCTTGTGTTTATTAAGATAACCCAGTGTTGCTTCAAATTGTTGAGAACAATCAATAACCTCTACTCTCTTTCGTTGTCTCTTGTAAGGTTGAACTCCAAAAGTTCGATGTGCTTCGTCAAAAATTACCGTATCGTAGTAAGGTAATTCTTTCCAGTTTTTTTTAAACTTTTCTTTACTCATTACATTCAAGTCTTTTATAATGCCAAACTTTTCTGCATTTCTTTCCCATGTCTTATCAAGGAATTGTTGTTTGAGACATACAATAAGTATTTTACCTTCTGCAAGTTCCAAGGCTGATCGAGTTTTACCTGATCCTGTTCCTTGGAATATACCAACCCACAATTTATCTTCTTTAAGTATTATTTTTTGATGTTCGTAAAGAGGTATCATAGTTAACCTGCATTAAAACTAGAAACTATAACTTTTGATTCTGTTTCATTAGTATTACCTAAAAATTCAACTTTTATTTTATCAATTTCATTTGTCCAAGTTCCGTATTTGTCTTCTTGCAAGTATTTTTGTCCTTTACTGTCTGTATTCCAAAATTGTTTTTTTTCTTTACACCAATAAATACCCCTCACATCTTCTGAATAAGGGTGTACCAATCTTGCTTCTTCTTCACTCTTTGCAGTAACTACAGCACTATCAAAGGTGTCGTAATTATTGTTAATATTTTGTGATATTTTATAAATTTTCATCATAATTATTTTTCAAATGTTCTATTAATCTGTCTCATCGCACTAAATGCTGAATCACTTGACCAAGAGTTATCTATCGAAACTCCTATAAATTTAGCTGACTCTTTACTGTTAACTCTAGCAACAAAAGATATCGTATTAAATTTCTTGGCATAGGCTTTCATCTCTTTGGTGAATACTACATTACCTTTAAACTTTCTCCCGTCTTTAATACAGTACTGTTTGTATTCTTCATACAATTCTCTTGTCGAGCATTGATGGTCTTTTTCAAATACCAAACACTCTGATATATATCCTTCGACTGAAGAATTTTCTTCTCGATATTCCGAGATAGCTCCTTTTTGTTCTTCTGTAACAACAAAGCTTTTTTCTTCTTCAAGAATACGAGCACCCTCCAACATCCAATTAAGAATTCCTGAAAGCTCTTGTGAAAGAATACCTCCTGATTCCCTTAGTAAAATATTTGGCTTGTCTCTAAAGTTATTATTGAATTGAACAATAGCAAGTCTACGTTCTGTCGCTGACGAACTGTCATCAACTCTTGGCATTAGGTTTACTGAAAAAATAAACTTCGCTGTAGGCTTGAATTTAAACTGATCTTTGTACTTCATGTTGATAGTCATTTCTTCACCCGAGATTAATTTCTTTAGTTTGTGTGATTGATAATAACCACCTGAAACCTCCTCTACAATGTTTAGTCGTTTTCCAATAAGTCCTTTTAGACCAAAGGTTGAGTACAAGTCTTCGAGATCAATTCGTGAGGTTGCCTCGTCTCCGATAACCATACCGACAGTATCAGCAAAGGTTGATTTTCCGTTTCCACCATCTCCGACAAGGAACATAGCTTTTGCATGTATCATTCCGGGGGTTAGTAGATAGCCTGTAAATTGTTGAAGTAGTTTTGTTTTTTGCTCACTCTCTGGACCCTCCATCCATGAATCAATACATGAATCCCATGTAGGACAGGTAGCATTTTTCTTATAATCGACAGGTGATTGAATCAAAGAAATATAATTAGGTGAATGTTCATGTAGCTCTCGTGTGTAAATATCAAGGAGTCCATTCTTTACATTAAATAAATTCTTTTTATCTTCTGTTATTTTTAAGTCTGGAATAATTGATAACAATGTTGCAAGCTTATCTGACACATGTTTCTTAGTTCTAAATCCCCAAAGTAAATCTTCATAAAGAGATACAAGGATCATGTTTGAAATCTGTTGATCGCTCATCATTGAGTACACTCCATTTTCGTAATTAAATACAATACCTATTTCATTCTTTTTTAAGTGAGGGTATTTTGCAAATAGCTCGTACTCATAATTAGAGAATCGAATCTTATCTACTTCTTTTCGCCCCTTTGCTACTACTGTGTGAGCCTCTTGAATTTGTCGTTGCTCATCGCTGTCTGTGTTGTGTGCGATAATGTCGTTCTTATAAGAATAGACATAACCTTGAGAAAAAGCACTGTTGATGGTTGATTTTATTTCATTCAGTCCACCATTTTCTTTTTCTATCCCATGCCAACCAACCTTGTTAATGTGATCTATAGCACGTTCTTTCGTCCAGTGAGCCTGTCTCATAAGTGTCGCTGTAACAAGTAGAGCTTGGTTCCTTGATGGCGTGTTAGGTGGCAAAGTTCCTTCTTCTCCACTAATCAATTTCTTGAATGAATCTCTATCCTCGATAGGGAATTTCTCGTTTACCTTTTTAAAAAAGTCTTGTTTCTCATTTTCTGCAAACTCTTTTAGTTTTTTGTTTTGAGGTAAATCAATGTACTCATCTACTCCTGTTGGTTTATCTTTACTTGGAGGGAATACTTCTTCTAGTTCGTCCATTGAATAACTCGCTGCAATTTTTTTATGTACTCCTTTTATTTTAAAAACTCCTTTAGTTCCTTGCTTGAATTGTTCTCCGCTTTTTTTCCAGTAATAAGTTCCTACCTGTCTCATTATTCGAGTAACGTCTTTTACTACCTTATCTCCGTCAAGGGCTGTAACGATAGACTGTTCAATTCTTTCCCATCGCGCTACATAATCTTCCCATGTTACATCGCCAAAAATTTCATCTCTATATATAGGTTCATCAAGTAAGTAATAAATGTGATATCCGTTTCCTGTTTCAATAATAAAACTTGGTTCTAACTTTTTCTTAATTGCTTCTAATTCCTTTGGGTCTTTTCGTCCGTCAATATCCACAAAGAAAGCATTGAGGTTGGTACAATTTTCTTTCTTGTTATTTCCCGCATCGAGAAATCCGTTTACTGTTTGGTACGCTTCATATCCCTGTAAGTTTAAATCGTTACGAACTTCGTTCGATGAAACAGGCGAACGCTGAAGTCCAGTTTGATCTATATATCTAAATTTACAGTTATCAAAACAGTCTATGAATTTTATATTTTTTCTTTGCATATGTTTTTTATAAATTATTAGGGGTTTGTAGAGGGTCATTCTTCATTTTACCATGACCCACTCCATACCAACAACAATTGTTAGTATTGACCTTTTTTAGAAATCTTCTTCTTCTAATGGTACAGTATTAGTATCAGGGATATCTTCTTCGACTGATGGTTGTGCTAATAAGTCCTTTTGGTTATCAGGAACTTCTTTAACTGGTAGTTTAGGAATAATATCCTTATTTACCATAGCCTCTAGGAATTCTACCTGTTCGGTACTATCCCATACTTCTTCTCCACTAACCTTAATTTTTACCCATTGAGGTAAATCTTTTGGTACGTCTTTAGTGTAAAAATGTTTAATAGCTTGTCCGTTTTGGTTTACGAATAATGCTGTTATAGTCTTTTTACCCTCGATAGTCATTTGAGGTGAAATTTTCATTTCCTGTGCTACGTCAATGTTTGGTAGCATTTTTAAGAATTTGTTTGCGTAGCTATTACTGTAGCTTAATTGTAAAAGAAAAATTTCTCCACCAGTATCTTGAATTTCAAAGATCCAGTTCTTTCCGTAAGATCCGTCTTGTGTACGAATACCTACAAGTTTTCCTACAAGTGAGTCATAAAACATTTCGTGAACTGTTTTACCTTTTTTGTTCACTCGTTCTATTGCCCCCTCTGTTCCTTCAGGAACTCTTTTACTAAATTTACCTTGATAAATAGTTATGTAGTTTCCTGTTACTCTTTGTTGTAGTCCCATATTATTTGGTTTATATTACTTGATTAATTAATTGCGACCATTATTAGTGGTCTGTTTTACAGTTTAGCACCATTCGGTATCGGTGGCAAATTAGTGCTGTTATTTATCCACCTTATCCCCAGAGTTACCCATTAAGTGTTTGTTTCTATTGATTCATGTTATACGCAATTTGCTACAACGTCTTCAAATGAAGCTGGAATTTGTTCTGTTTGTGCGTACTCAATAGAAATATCAACCAATTTATCAAAGCCATATGCTTCTAATGCTCCATCATACATACATGAACATAATGATATAGCTGATACGTCATCTCCTACGCACCCTTCCATAAATCCTTGTTCAAATTCTTCTTTTAGATCTACATTGTTTTCAATAGGTGCATGTATCATTTTTTCATCTGGTTGATTTGAAAAAATGATTGCTCCTGCTATTGCTAGAGATCCAATAATAATTGTAATTGCTGTTTTGTTCATTTTGTTTTTTGATTAGTTCTGGTCTTATTACCAGTCAAGGGTATTCCAAAAGAAGGAGTGAAATACCCGTGACTAACAATAATCGCTATAGTCAAATGCTACTTTTATTATAGTTATTGTCATTATTAGATTGTTAAATAATTTTGTTAGTCATTAATCAATACATTAAACATCTAATACACAAAGCCGTAGCTCGTTATATTAATAAGTTTTACATCTTAGTTTCGATACATAGATGGCTTGCCTAATTGGCAGCGTGTAGAGTATAAAGTGAGAGTCGAGCAGACCTCCCATTTTTTTATACCCTACACGCTAACAACTATGTTATTGTTCGTTAGTTATTAGCGATACTATAAAACCAAAAATAGATATTCCTCCATAAACAACAACAAAAAAAGTCCAGTAATCATCAGCCCAATCGTGCTGTGATACCCAATAACAAAAAATAGTTATCAATATAGCTATAATTGTTCCTATGTATAATCCTATATTATGAACCTTTATCTCAACTCCACTACTTCCTAATACTCCTTTTGTGTATTTGTTCATTTCAATAGTTCTATTAGCTGATTAATTACCTCTTGCGTTTGTGTTTCTACTGTTTTGGATAGCTCTATGATTGTTACGTGGTTATTCATGGTCTTGGTTGATTGCTTTAGCGATTAGATCTCTTTGTTCGGATAACCTAGAAATTTCAGTTTTATAAACTCTCATAATTAATTTAGGGTCTTCATCAGAAAATTGTATCTTTTCTTTTTTCCAAATAGTAATTTCTTTTTTAAACATAGCTATCATACAATCTATACTGTTGAGATATGCTTTTTTCATTAAAATTTTAACATGACCTTTATTTTTTAAAAATGGGTGTGGCTCTGTATCTTCTTTATATTGTTCGTGTAATGTCATGATAGTAGTTTTATTAGCTGATTAATTACCTCTTGCGTTTGTGTTTCTACTGTTTTGGATAGGTCTATAATTATTGGATTATTTTCATATTTACCATGTTCATAAAATAAATATCCTTCATGTAATTTAAGTTCTTGAGTCCACTCTGATATATTTCCCAATGCAATCAACAGGTCTTGTAGGGTAGATGGTTTACCGAGTACCGTCATAAAGTCTACTGTAGGTATTACAGAAACTTCATACTCTTCACATTCAACTATAATACCTAACTCATATTGAGATTCATCTATCCATTGTACAACCTGTGTAGCTATTTCTTTTTCATCTAATTGTACTTTCACCTCACAACCAAACTCCAAAGGTATAACTATTCCTGTACCTGAACAGGTTTTGCAATCTATTTTAATACAAGGGTTACCTTTTTCTAGTTCTTCTTTAGAAAACATCCAACCATCTCCCCCACAATCCCCACAAGCATGGTTTATCTTCTGTAGTGCTTTTCTTAGATTATTCATGGTCTTTGTTGATTGCTTGAATAACGTCTTTGCCAAAAATACCAACTAATGCACTTAATTTCATTTCAATAGATGAATAACGCATTGTTTCTTTTACAGCCTCTACACACCTGTCCCTCTCTTGTTGTACTGCGAGGTCTATAAGGTTAAGTATTTCATTTAAAGCAACGTCTTTTTCTCCTTTGTAATTTATCCCTTGATTAGTTATAAAGTTTTGTTTTAATAAAATATTCATTATTAATTCTTTATTTTTCATAATTGATTTCATAGTTCTTGGTTTATTGCTTTGATAATGTCTTGTTTCCACATAGTGTTTTTAATTATTTCTACACACCTCTCCCTCTCTTGTTGTAGTTCTTGTTTGATGAAGTACTTGATTGATAGTGGTGTTACAATCTTGTTTTCTAAAAAGAATGGTGTTACTTTTTTATGAAAAAATGAACCTTTAGAAGTAGAATAATTTACTAAAAATTCTTTATCAAACCTATCCTCTAGTGTTGTTTCAAGAATAACCTTCTGGTCTTCTGATACACCCTTCATTATATCTGTAAATACTTCTGTTGCTTCTTCTTCTGTTGAATTTTTTATAAAGTCTGAAAACTTTGTTTCAGTTGTACCTGTGCAGGAGTTGCAATTATCACCACTATAATTCTCTGTTGTTATTTCTTTAAAACACTCAGTACATTTAGTTGTTTGTTTGTTATTCATAATGTTATTTTATAGCAAAAAATGCTAAGGTTATAATTACTAAATTTACGACAAAAACTAAAATCATAGTTTCTCGTTTTTAAATTCGTCAGCCCATTCTATGAGTTCCTCCTTTGATACGTCATCGAGAAAGTCCTCTAAGTTGTTAAAAATCTGCTTATGCGAGTAATATTTGCCTTGATGGTCTTCTACCCCCATCTCTACTAATTTATCGGCTAGAAAGTCCTTGTATTTTTTATATGTTTTCATATTTATATTTGTTAAACGTCTTGCATTATTAAAAAGAATAAAACCAAAAAATAGATCGGTAATATAATGTGTATTTGTGAAGTAAAGATCAATGAAAATATTACTGTCAAAGTAAATGATGTATATATCATATATGTGATAATCTTCTCTTTTTTTGTGTACATAATGTTTTTTGTGTTACCTATTAATAATATGCAGGGGCGTTTAATCATGTAAACATATGAAAGAAAACATATTAATTCAACTCCCTTGCATACTATCAATAGTATGGTTAATAATTATAGTATTGTTGTTTTTATTTCGAGTGGTTTTTTTCCTTTTTTCCATACACAGTGCATATACTCGATACTGTCTGTTTTACCATCATCAGTAAAACCTATTCTTTTATGGTGTATATATGCTCTTATAGGCATGTTATCTTCCCAAAACTGTCTACGAGCCTTTGAACCAAAATAGTTCAATCTTAATAGCATTATTACATACCCCCCGTCCGCAACTTCATTAAGTGCTTTTTCTATTATTTGTTGAGCTATATTAAATGGTGGATTTGTTATAATAACATCATAAACTTTAGTATAGTCTGGTTTCATTTTTAAATAATCAGTTTTTATTTCTGCAAGACTATCTTCTCTTATGTCTATTGTGTGTATGTTTTCCTTGTCTACTCCTACTTGCCTAATAACTTTTGGATAGCTCATAGGGTGAAATTCATCTCCACCTGCACAAGGGTCAAGCCACTCCATAACTTCAGGATTGTCTATTCTTTCATCATCGAGAAATCTATATAAAAAATCTTTAATTGGTTGTAATGGTGTAACATAATAATCTGCTACATGTTTTTCTCTTGCGTCGCTTCTGTTTGTACTACTCATAATGCTAGTATTCGTCAATTTCAGCCTGTGAGCCAAAATAATTAATGTTATCTTGTTCTTGGAATTGTTCTATGGCTTGTTCTTGTGTTTCTGCTCTTATCGTCATTGTAGCTGTGAAAGTAAAATCTTTTTCTTCTGGTTTCATATATTATTTTTGGTTAAATTCTTCTAATCTAAAATGTTTTAGTACATGCTCGGCTTTTTTTCTTGATCTGCCACTATAGGAAAGCTCGTCATGGGTGTCTACAACATTGTACCACTTTACGCCCTCGTGTATCATTATTTCTAATTTAAATCTGTTCATGGTGTTTGTTTGTTATCATATGATGAATATAATTATATAAACTTTCCAATTCTTGTTCGTTAAGGTTTTCGCCTGATTCAAGCTGTAACAGGTTCTCTTGCTCGTTACCTGAATGGTTACTATAACTATAGATACTCGTACCATTAAAATGGTCTACCTCTATATTATGGTAGGTTGTTGTCGATACTTCTTGGTGTTCTATTGTCATATTATTTTTTTAAGGCATTAATATAACAGAACTCACATAGTGCGTCATATCTGCTATATAGTTTTTCTGATAAATATTCACCTTTTTTGGGTACAAAATCTTCTGCTGTTATCCATACTAGGTCTTCACTTTCTTTTGTTATTTTACACTTATCGCATGTATTCATATTATTTTTTTAGCATTTCTGCAATTAATTCAAATAAATCTTCTCGATCTGTTTCCGTTAATTCTTGGACTTCATTACTTTCGTTTACATTATCCCAGAATTTATCCATAGCATAGTCAAACTCATCTTGTGCTAGTTCCTGTAGTTTTAATTTAGTCATATGTTATTTGGTTAGGTTTTTAGCTATCTCATTAAATCTTTCAAGGTCATCACTCTTTGCGATATACTCGTTCGTATCAGTAGAGGAAAAAATATATTGATCGTTTAATGACATTAAATATTTTAAGTCATCTTTCATCATTTCTTTACATTGTTTCGCTTCACTGATCCAACTGATTAATTCGTCAATAAATTCGCTTGTTTCTATAATTCCATATCCTACTTTTTCCATTTTGTCGCTCAATACTTCGATACCATTAATATGATATTCTCCTTTTATATATTTTATATTATTCATATGTTATTTTACGTTAAATGTTTGAGTAAATGTTATTACTTTTCCACCCTTTTTATGCGTTCTTAAATCTTTTAGTTCTGATAAGGGGGTATATTCTAGTATCATTTTATGATCTGTTTCTAGTTTATTTTTAAATCTCATCATAGCTCTATCTATCTTGGCTACTGGTTCTCCACTCATATATACACCTGTAATATATATCTTTTTTTGATCTGTACTTTGGTCAAGGTTATATGTTATAAAATATTGTTTCATACGTTTTTTTAGCTTGTGCCTAGCTTTATAATAATTAGCACATTAGTGCATACAATATATGTATGTACTCATGTAATAACTAGCCTTTATACCTTGCTACTTCCTTTACTAGATCAAGGGATATACCATCGGTACAAGCGTCTATAATCTCGAAGACTGTTTCGATACATTGCTCGGGATCCATTGATATCTTATACTCATGGTTATTCAATTCGTATTTAATAGCCTGTACTCGATCACCTGTAAATTTCTTAACTTTGTTTAATTCCTCAAGCCACTGGTCAAAGTTTTTACTTGGTAAATATCCACCTGCCCCAATACTTGCCACTTTCTCGCCCTTTGGTAAATTCAAAGCGTCAAACTGTTTTCTGAAACTATCCTGCCCAAAAGCCCAAAAAACTCCGTGTTTTGTCATTATTTTATTTCTTTCTGCTGTTACCTCCTCTTTATAATCTGAATATGTCATATGTTTATTTTTAGTGCGTTTAATAATAATATGCACATTGCAAGGTATTTTATACCCTGCTATGTATCTACTATACTATCTATTCTATACTATGTCGGTGTTGGTGTCAATCGGTTCTGTACATTCTACTAGATAACCAAAATTACCTTGAGGATATGTCTGTACTGAATTATATTTCTGTCCTAGATCATAAATTAAATCTTTAAATTCCTGAAACTCTTTAGCCCCCTTAAACTCATCATTTTTTCCTTGAAAATCTACTGCGTAGACTACTTTTTTTGTTATTTTCATATAATTAGTCCATTGCGCAATAGTAATGTGTTTTTAAGTTAAACTTGTCATCAAGTATATTTTTAATTTCTGTAAATGTGTACCCGTCTTTTAGGTCTTCAAGTGTCGCAAGGTGTTCTATAAATGCAACAGCCTTGCCAATGCCAATACCTCTGATATTTTGAGTAAATGCCCTTGGCTCGTTATATTTGTCTTTTAGATCTGCTATAGTTATACATTTCCCGTTATGTTCGGTATATGTTACCTTTATATTTTTGTTTTCTAAGATTGTTTTCATATTATTGTTTAATGTTATTATTTTCTAAAAAATTGTTTTGTTTTTCTGTGATTACTAATTATCTATAGTTATTTATAAAATCACTTGTTGTTTTCTTTGGGTTAAATTTTTGCCATTCTCTGAAACATAATAAACATATTCCAGCGACAACAACCCCCTTGAGATCTTTTTTGCATAGTTTACAGTCATTCATTACGTCTTTTTCTAAAATGTCTTTTATATTTTCCATATGTTTATTTTTAGTGCGATTATTAATAATTTGCACATTAGCACATACAATATATGTATGTACTCATGTATTAATTATTTTTTATTCATTTTCATAATTAAGATTATAGATCCATCATAATCATAAATAATCATATTTTTATTTTCTTTTATTTTACTAAAATCAAACTGCTTTAAATTGTTTTGAGTATCTTTTATAAGATCAATTAAAAAAATTCCGTTCATTGTACTTGTACCTTTGAAAGTATAGTCTTCATTCTCATCATCAAACTTTGGCAAGATCTGCTCATACTTTGGAAATGTCATGTCTTTATCATTGAGCATTTCTTTGTTTACAATCTCGATAAGATCATTTGCTTTTTTTACGTCATTTTTTTTCAGTATCTTTGTTACTTCTTTCCATGCCTTGGCTGTGTAATAGCCTGTTTTTACTTTTTGAGATAATACACTTGTTAAATGTACTCTTGCAAGCCTGAAACTGTCTGTAGCCACTGCGTAACGATGTTCGCCTATATCATGCACGTATACATAATTTAATTCTTTTTTAATAGTAGTTTTTGAAGTATATTTTGAAATATCTATCATATGTTTATTTTTAGTGCGGTTATTAATAATTTGCACATTAGTAAATACAATATATGTATGTACTCATGTATTAATTACAGTTTAAACAATTTTCTTTATTGCTTATTTTTCCAGTATTGTTGCAGGTTAGACAAAAATCTATTTTCTGCCAGTCCTTGTTAACGGATAGATCGGTTATACTAAATGCAACAAAACCAGTATTGCTTTTATATGCCTTGAAACCTTGTCTTTTTATTTCTTGGTTAAATGTATTCATATGTTTTTTTTGTGCGGTTATTAATAATTTGCACATTAGTAAATACAATATATGTATGTACTCATGTATTAATTATTTTTTACAATTCCCGTGTATGATACACGCGTCATTTTTATATTGCATTTCCATTCCGTAATTTTCGATCTGATCTTTTTTAAGATCAGCCATTTGAATATCGTTTTTTATACCTTGTACATGCAAGAATAAGATCAGTGATAAAAGAATAATAATTGATAAAGTGATAGGTGAAGTATTTTTCATATATATATTGTATTAGTTACCTTGTATAAAGTTCATAGCCCCTCTTATAATTCCCCCCGTTGATTCTTTTTCTGATTCATTCAAGCTATTCCAAAGATCTAGCAATTCTTTTGTTTCGTACTTGTTTTGATTAGCCATGTTATACATAACCCCCCCAAAACTATCTTTTAGTATTTCGATCATAGCGTCATTGTTTTTAATAAGATACATTGTATCAGCGTAATTGTTCATATGTTTTGTTTTTTTTATTATATAAGATCTGATTACCTTATATATACACCTTATACTATATCGGTGTCGGTGTCAAATACTATAATATCAATATGTGGATAAGTTTATACTTTTATTATATATATATTGTATGTATTTTTACTGATAAAAAAGTGCCATAAGGTATGATCTGGAAATGTAAAAAAAAGTATATAAAAAAGTGTTTTTTTAAATGATAAAAAAGTGCCATAAGGTATGATCTGGAGTGGGTAAGAAATACTATAGCGTGGGGGCGTTCCTGTGTCACTTTCTGTGTCACTTTTTACCAAAAAGCCTGTACAATACAATGAAATAACAAAACTGTATATAGCAAATTATGAAAAAAAAAAAAACCAATTCCTGTGAGAGCTATATTTTTGGTGACACGTAATTCCTGTGTTACTCTGTGTCACTCTCTGTGTTACCGTCTATCTTGGCTATATACAACAAGATAGAGCAAAAAGTGACACAGTGACACAAGAATCACTAAAAAAAAACTATATTAAAAAAAAAGAAAAACGTAAAAAAAATAAAGTTTATGAAATTACGTGTTACTGTGTTACTCTCAAGCCTGTTTTGTCAAGTTTTATCGTTGTTTTTATCATTGAAAATATGCAAAAAAAAAGACTATATTATAGTCTCTGTTTTATTATTCCTCAAATGATAAAACATCATAGCAAACTGAATCAATAATCAAATTTTTTTCAAGTATAATATATTTTTTATTAGTGATCGAAGTTGTTAAACAAAATTTTGTTCCTGCTGGGATATCTATTCCCATGCTTTCATTATATTCATTTTCAATAAATTCATTTTCAAAATCGTAATACCTGTTTTTAAATCTATTATCTGGGTATAAATACATTCCTTTATATTTTGGATAGTATTTCGTAATTTGTTTATTTATTTTAATGTTGTTCATATTTTTGTTTTTATTACATATATACAATTCTAAATGATTATATACATGATTATAAAAAAAATTATAATTTTATTTTTTCCACTTGATCGATATTGAATATGCTTTTATATGCTACACCTTTGTCACCGTTTTTCTTTTTAAATACGATCTGGATCTTTGTACCTTTGCTGCCTTTCTTTACTTGATACCCGTTAACTTTCCATTGTACGAATCCAGCCCATAAATTTAGATCGTAGCCACTGGATAGCGTGATGATAGCGTTCTTGCCCTGATAGTTTTCTTTCGTGAAATTGTTCATATGTTTATTTTTGTGCGTTTATTAATAATATGCACGCTTTACGATATAAATTTTTTATATCGTAGGGCTTGGATATTATCCTTTCGATAATAGAATAATCTTTTTTAATGTAACCATTGATGATATATTATCATTTTTGGTAAACTTGATCTTGCCTTCTTTTATCCTGTTAGTGTTAAACCCTGCTTTATCATCGGCTTGCATAACGTGTAAAAAATCAATAGCAACACTTTTTTTAGTATCATTTTCAACACGTATAGCGTACCAGTTGTTAGAATTGTTATATTCTAGGGTATAGGTTGTTTTGTCCATGGTTGCATTGTATAATGTATCTTTAATAGTCATATGTTTTGTTTTGTTACGATCAAAGCTTTATTGCCCTGATCTATAAATAGTATATCATAATATAGCACCAACACCAACACCAACAAGGTAAGTACAATATATATAGCACCACGTCAAGCCAGCCATTGACAAGCTCAAAAAACATAGTACCACTAAAACTTTACATAGTTATATAAGCAAGGCATAATAAATATATATTAAGACACGCATTAAAAAAAGGGCAAGGGGGATCCCCCCTTTCGGCATCGGCCCGCCTTATTATTTTTAAATCTACTTCCCTCTCCCTCTCTATAAGCAAGGCTAACTTACTAGACAACAAAAAATACTTATTTATGATTGGCTAAAATAACCCACCCCGGCCTGTTCTACTAAAAAAGTCTCTCAAAAAATTTTATTTTTTTTTCTGGTGTGCTATTCTATAAGGTATGAAACGACCTCAACATGGATCAACTCCAAAACAGTACGCATATGCCATGAGAAAATTAAATGGTGATGGAGAATCTAACAAAGAAATAGCAAGGCTCGTTGGATTCTCTCCGAGTGTGGCTAATAATACTAAAAATAAAATCGAGAAAACCGCTGGTTATCATAATGCTATGAAAGCGCTTGGTCTTAAAACTAATAACTTAATGTTGGCGCTTATGTCGGAATTCGAATCCAGAGGAGTATCTCATTTTGATACAAAAGAATTGTTTCAGGCTATTGATACTATTGGTAAGGCTTGGGATAGATTCTCAAAAGAACGAGAAGAACCAAAAAAGAAAAAGAAAGAAGACGACGGTAATCCTCTTTCAGGTCTTTTATATCGGGACCAACCAATAACTATTGATATAGAGGTAGAACCAGAACCAGAACCAGAGAAAGAAGTAGTTGACCTAGATTTTTAATATGCAAAAAATTAACCAACAAAAAAATCATAAGGAAGTAGTAGCGCAAGTCGTTGAAAATCCTGATATTATTTGGGACAAAGAATGGCGAATGAATAATCTGTATTGGATTATTACTAAGAAGGGGAACAAAGCGCCATTTAAAATGAACCGCGCTCAACGGGAGTTCTTTGATAAGTATCTCAACAATAAAGATCCAAAGAAAAACTTTCACAGGCACATTATATTAAAATCTCGACAGATTGGATTTACTACGTTTATAGATTTGTGGATTACTGACGAGATATTGTTTAACGAAAACCGAGAAGGGCTAATTATTGCGCACAAGGTTCAAGATGCTGCGGAAATCTTTGATCGTAAGATTGATTTTGCTATTCGAAACATGCCGGAGCATATAAAGGATGCAATTTTTAAGATGGAAAGGAACTCTGCAAAGAAAATAAAGATTGTACCAGCTGGAGAAAACGACAAGGAGTCATATTCAGCTATTCAAGTATCAACATCTGGACGTGGGGGAACATTTCACTATTTGCATGTGTCGGAATACGCAAAAATGTGCGTTGACTTTCCAAAAAGAGCCGATGAGGTAGAGAAAGGAGCGTTTCTTGCTGTACCGACGAGTGGATTTATCTTTATTGAGTCAACCGCGGAGGGAATGGCCGGAAGATTCTATGAAATCTTTCAAGCAGAGTGGGCGACAAGAGATAAAATATCTCCGACCAAATCAAAGGCTATATTTTTACCTCACTTCTATAATTGGCAGTACGATGATATGGAAATGGAAGAAATTGAGGAAGATATCCCTGTCTCAGAAATGGAACTAGGCGAGATTGACTTTGGCGAGTACCAAAAAGAGCATAATCTTTCTGATACAGAAATTACTTACTACTATATGAAGTACTTACAGCTTGGAGGTCGTAACGGAACTGATACTGTTAAAAAACTCAACCAAGAATATCCAACGACAGCCGAAGAAGCATTCCTATCGACAGGTCAAAGTTATTTTCCTACAAGTAAAGTATTTTCTATGCTACAAAAACCTATGGTCGGGACCAAGGGAGAAATGATTGCAGATAATGAAGGCAAACATTCTTTCCAAGAAGTTTCTACTGGCGCGCTTGAGATATTCGAAATGCCTATCAAAGGAATGAGCTATGTTATTGGTGGAGATACCGCGGAAGGTCTAGCGCATGGCGATTCGCAAGTACTCTACGTTATAAATAAAAAAACAAAGAATTGTGCGGCTATTTATAGTTCAAAAGTTCCACCAGATGAATTTATTGGAGAAGCCTATAATATTGGAAAATTTTTTAACTGGGCGCTGCTAGGAATTGAAGTAAACAAAGATGGGCTTTGGGTAAACGATGGTCTTGATAAATTAGGGTATATAAATTTATACTACCGAAAATCATTTGATGATATTACTAAAAAGATCACAAAGTTCTTTGGTTGGAAAACTACAAGCGCGACAAGGCCATTCTCATTGGCTGCGATTAAAGCAGTGTTCCTAAAGAAAAACGAAGGCTTTCCAAATGCTGTACTAAATGAAATGGTTACGTTTCTAAGAAACGAAAAAGGAAAACCAGAAGCGCTGGCAGGTAAAAACGATGATGTAATTATGGCAGGGGCGATTGGATATGCTATATTACAAGAGGAAGGCGAATGGAGTGAAACAGATAATCAACAAGCTGGAAGCTCTATAGCGAACTTAATGTTCAACCAATAATTTGACTAAATATTACTAATAACTGATAATAAGACTATGTCCGAATCCTACGACCAAGTAAAAGCAGATAAAATCGTAAAATCTGTAAAAGATAAAAAGAAACAAGATAGTGTTGAATTCATTTACACGAAGAAGAAACAAATGAAAGATTCTCAATATCGAAAAAGATTTGATAAACTAAATAAACAAATTAAAGAAAACCTTGTTAACACAGAGGTCTCTTATGGAGAAAAAAAACAAGAGGACAACGGTTGGGGATCAATGGTTGTTTATAACAAGATGGATAATGGTTCATATGATATGAACGTCTATCCTCAAAAAAATGGAAACAGCGCAAAAAGCCAATCAGGAGTTCCATCATCTGTGGAGCCTATTGCTTTTTCAAAAATATTAATTGCGACTTCAGTATTAGGAGGGAAAGTTCCTGATGCAAGAGTAGAATCTGACGACAAAGTATATTCAAAACTTATTTACGATTTATGGCGACGTGGTTGGTCAATGAACGGAGCAAATGGGAAAAATACTTTGTCTCTAGTTTATCAAACGTTATTTACTTGCGGTTGGGCTGCTTGGCGTGTATATCCAAAGCGAGTTGCAGTACAACGTAAAGGAGTTGAGAAAATTCTCTTTGATGACGTGTATCGAGAACCTATGGACCCTAGTAGAACATGGCTTGGTGTAGGATTTAATAATGCAGACCACTGGTCACAAAAAGAAGTGTATTATGAAAAAGATATTTTAACAGAAGAATTTTTTAAAAAATATCCTGAAGCAAATACTAAAGAAAACAAAGCAAAAATAGAATACTGTAATTCTTCAGAAGAAGCTAAAGACGAAAACCAAGATAAAGCAAAACTTAGTGTAACTATTGGGTACTACGAAGATGTTCTTTCTAATAGGTACGTTATTTGTTGTGGTAAACTTATTCTCTACGATGGCGAACTACCAAACGATGACAGTCATGGTTCAATCGTAGTTGTTCGATGTTTCGCAAAAGATCTTAATGACCCATACGGAGTGGGACTTTATGAATTGATGCGAGGTAACACAGCATTGTTTACATACATCAATTCTCTTAACGCGCTTCAGGTAGAAGCTGAAATTCACCCATTAATATTTGGAACGCAAGTACAAAATGGTTCAAATACATATGTACGTTCTCCTAATACTATTAATCCTAAGAGTAAAGGGACTGATATTGATGTCGTTCAGACAAAAGGAAATGTTCAGCAAGGAATTGCTTTTGGTCAGCAACAAAAAAATGCAATCGAGGAAAACACAGGTATCAACAACATTGTTGCTGGTACAGATACAGAAAGTACTCTTGGATCAACAGTAATTATGAAAGAGGCCGCATATAACCGGTTAACTCCACCAAGAAACTCAATGGTGGACGGATTACAGACGGATGCGCATATCTTTACAAGTTGGACTCAACAAACTCTTCCATTTGATAAAATTTTTATGCTTGACTCTAGTGAATCTCTTATCGAGTTCCAAAAACAAAATCCTGACTACTATGTAGAGTCAGAAGAAGTTATTGGAGAGGATGGTATTCCATCAGGAGGTATTGTCGCGGCTGCATCTAAAAACATGCGGATGAACTTTGACTTTACTCCAGAAGGAGACATTCAAGAAGACGTTCCTACTCGAACTATTTCAGCAAGGAAGTTATTTGAAGAAGTTGAAGCATACGGACACAAATCAGACTATTACGAATTTATAATTGATCCTGATTCAATGCTTCTGCCATCTATGGAGATTCAAAAGCAAACATATATGGCGCTGTTCCCTGCTATTACAAATCAGCTCAATATTATTTTTGCAGCAAGAAAAGAAGACCCTGCGCTTGCATCTGTTCAGCTTAAAACACTCGAACAACTTATGATTATTCAGAAACAAGATATTTTCGATTACATTCCTAAAAATATGTATGACGAGATTATTGCAGCTCAACCAGTAGAGCAACCTGCTCCACCGCCAGCTCCCGTAGAAACTCTTAAATATCAACATGCTCCGCCAGATGTACAAAGACAAATTGAAGAACAGGCTGGGCTTTCTCCATCTCAAATGGAGGGAGTTCCATCACAAACACCGGGAACTGTTGCTCCTAATAAGGAGAACACACCGGGAGTATCTAGTAACAAAGATTTAATTACACCAAAGGGAGACAATCAGGTTCCTCGTCCACAATCGCCAATGGGATCAGCAGTTGATGCCTCAATGGGCCGGGCAGCCAATGGCCAATCAGGATTCTTTCCCGGAAATTAATAACTAATATAAAAATATATGTCAAACACAGAAAATTTAGAATCAAGAAAAATAAGACTTGCTCAAAGTGAGCATGCAAGTGCTGTCATCGAGTTAATGAAAGATTGCGCTCAACAAGTTCCAATCCTTGCGGAAACGCAATGGGGAACATGTGTAAATGCAATAGTTCTTGACACTCAAAGTACGATGATACAAAACATGGTTAATTTATTAGAAAAAATTAAACGAGGAGAATTAAACAATAAATAATTATGAAAAAACCTAGTGAACTAAAAAAGAAAGATTATACGGTACAAATTAATTATTCTAAAAAAGCAAAAAAGAATAAAACAATGAAATTTATTACTCCAAAGGGTGATACGTTTGAAATATCAGCAGAAGAAATGATGACGATGCTTGTTGGTCAAGTGAACGCCGAAGCATTAGAAGCATTATCTGTAGATACAGAAAAAATTGATGTTGTAGAGGTACAGAGACAAATAGTTGTTAATGTTACCCGAGACATAAAAAAAGGTGAAGAAGTAAGACTAGATTACTATCACCCTTACCCAGTTGAATTTGCTCTTATAGAAGAAGCAATGAAAATCGCAAAAATAAATAAAGACGTACCAGCATTTACACTTACACCCGAATATATTGAAAAGGTTCGTAAAAAAATTAAACCCGAACAAAAAAACTTCGTAAAAAAGTTTTACGCCTTTTTCAAAAATTTATTAAAATAAGACCCCTCCCTATCGTAGGTTACGATATGTATAAATATGGCAACAAAAGAAACAACCGCAAAAACAGTTACAGAAGAAACTAGAAAAGAAATTATCTTATATGACGTAGCAGGAAAACCTGTTAAAGAAAAAGATTACTTCTTTAAAGGAGAAGCTCCAAGTTACTTCACTCAAATTTCAGGAGTACCTGTTGATCGAGAAGACATGATTGCAGTGTTTAATAAAATTTTTAAACCTAAACATGGATTTCTATTTTACAAAGATAAAACCAAAGAAGTTTATCTTGTTATTGTTCCAATCAAGTACTCAACGCAAGTTGGAGACGATAATGATTCAGTAAAAGGAGAGTTCCAAAAGCACGCTATGTCCTTCATAAACGAAGGTAGCGTAAACCTTGATACCTTAAAAAGTAAACTTTTAAATATCTTTAATTCTGGAACTATTAAGATTGAAGATTAAAAAGCTTGCATAGATAGGTACTTTTATATTATAATTAATTAACATATAGTTCGGCCCACTCTCCGTTATGAGATGTACTATTATGAACAAACAACACGAAGAAGTTAAAGAAGAAGTAGTTACTCCCGAAGAACCAGTTATCGAAAACGATGACGCTTTGGATCAGGAACTAGAAGACTCAATTAACAAACTCAAAGCCGGTAAAGAACTTGTAGAAAATCAAGTCAAACCTGAAGAGGTGGAGAATCCCGACGAAGCTCCTGTAAAAAATTCTGATGAAGCAACTATGGATTTCAAATTGCCCTTAAAGTCTAAATTCGAATCGGATGAAGTCTATGAAAAAAGGGTAGAATTGATGGAACACATCCAGAAGAAAAAAGTAGCTGTTACAGAAGAACAAAAACAAAACTTATCTGATAAAATACAAGGTACACGAAATGATATTCGAGAACTAAGTATTTCACAGAAAAAAGAAAGTATTAATAATCCTAAAGAGATTGTAGAAATTCCAGAAGATATAGATCCTCAAACTAAAGCAGATTTAGAAAGATTGAAAGAACTTGGGGGAGCGACAAAGGAAGACATTCAACAAATACTACAAGAGGAGCGTGATAAACAAAGTGTTAACAACACCCTTGAAGGATTTGTAGAACGACACCCTATGTTTAAAGATCAAGACACACGAGATGTATTTTTCGATTTTGTTGATAATAACTATAATTGGCAAAACAAGTCTGGTAAAGAACTAATGACAGTTCTTGAACTAGCAAAAGAAAATATGTTTAAACCTGCTGAAGGTATTCAAGACCGAGTCTTGAAATCAGCAAATGTTGCAGAAAAAGTTAATACAATGCAGTTTCCCGGAGGAACGAATACTCAATCGAATATTCCCGATGGAGATGAAGCTGCTGTTGCAGAACTTATGGCAGCTGGTATGTCTGAAAAAAAAGCCCTAGAGCTTTTGGAAGATTAATTACAATCAAATAACAATGATATGTTTAAACAATCACAAATCAAAAACCCAACGCGGTCACTGAAAGAAGTTGTTAAAGCTGCTAACCGAGTTACAACAAAAGGAGAAGTTTTGATGTATACTTCAGGACTTGCAGTTCCCGGAACTTCATCTACTACTGTAGAAAACTTAATTGGTATTTGTAATGAATCTATTACAGCGGAACAAGCACTTACGCAAGTTCCAGTAATTGAAGTATTTCAAAATGACGTATGGTTGGCAGACTCAACCAACAACTCTAACGCAGCACACACAGGACAAAAAATGGTCCTTGGAGCTAACGGAGGAATCGTTAACAATACTGGTACAACAGCTTCAGCAGGAGTTGTTCAGCAAGTAGGAGTTTACGGAGCAGCGGCAGACAAGAAAATTCTTGTACGTTTCTTAACAGCTTAATAATCTAATCAAACAATAACTATGTCTACAATAAATGACTATGCTGTAATCGTGAACAACGTGGTGAAAAAGATTTCACCTAAAACAGCGCCATCAGTAAGATCAGAGTATCTTGACTACATGCACAAAGTTAGTGACTCACAACGTATTTACTCAAATACAGGAGTTACTGGACTTGGTATGGGAGAGATAATCAATGACGGAGGAGTCGGAACAGGAGATGCTCCAGTTCAAGGTTTCTCAAAAAACTACACGCAAATGCACTTTACGAAAAAAGTACGAATGACATTCCAGTCAAACTTCTTTCTTTTCGATGGATCATCTGCAAAAATTAAGGGAGATGTTAAAGCAAAAGTTCTTGATGGTAAAAACGCTATCGAACATGCTAAAAACTATCTTGCTCAAGCTTTACTAGCACAGGGATTCGGAACTTCATTTACGTTTGTTCCAATCAACACAGTAGGACGTAATACGCCAATCTCAACAATCGGAGCAGATGCTGTTCCTTACTGGGATGCAACTCACCCACTTGAAAATGGAGGAGCTGCATGGACTAACGTAATCGTTGATGGATCAACTTCATCACCTGAACTTACTTATTCAGCACTTCTAGCCGCACGAAGATTACACTCATTAAAGAAAGATGGACGAGGATTACCTCTTATGTCTACGCTTGATACAGTTGTAGTTCGAGCCGGATCATCAGCAGCACAGTTTGCAAAAACTATTAAAGCTACTATTGAAAAAGGAATTGCACCTGCGCAAGCAAACATCTTTAACAACGCTCCAGCTACAGACACATTCAAGGTGGTTGAACTATCACCATACCAAAACTTAGGTATGAATGGTCTTATGTGGGGAATGTTTGATTCAAAGATGGTAGGAGAAGATTACGGATTCTTATACGTTGAAGCACTTGCTACTCGAGCAGAGAAAGCAGTGGTTGACCTAATCGGAAACCAAGATCTTATTCTTAACTTCAACTCAATCGCAGTTCTAGGAGCTGGTGATTTACGAGGTTGGATGTGGAGTGCCGGAGACGGGAGTTCCGCAGGATAACCAGAAATGGTATTATCTATCTGTAGGCCACTTGATTAATTTCGAGTTGCTTATCAGGTAGATTATTAATAACAAATAACAATAATATTATGATTCAAAATGTAAACAGCAGAAAAGAAACAATTCCCGTAACAGCTCCAGCAGGTGACAATGTTATTGTTGCCGGTACAGAAGAAGCGTGGATCTATGTTCACGAAATTCAAGGAGACTTAGATGTTAACGGAACTTTATCTGTTTTATCAGGTTCAACTATTTTAGCTACATGGGACTTAGAGTCTGGTCAAGGTCTTACAACTTCTGACTTACCCGGAGATGACAACTCTCCACGATACAGAATGAAACCCGAAGAAGACTTTATTTTACGACTATCAGCAGGAGCAACGTTCCAAGGAGCAGTAGTTTACAGCATAAGAAAATAAATATATGCAAATCTCAACAGAACAACAAAATAAATTAGCTACTTGGGCTGAACAAAGAGATTTACTTTTACGCGAAATTTCTATTCTTGAAAATAAAAAAGAATCACTTGAAATAGCAAATATTTTAAGTGCTGACTCTTACACTGACAAGGAAACAAGAAAAACAATTTTAATTGGAGAGATTAAACAACTTGAAAAACAAGAAGAAAAACGAAAAAATTTAATTTCAATAGAATTAGATTCTTTAAACACACAGAAAAATGAACTTGAGAATAGTGTAGAAAAACAAACTCTATTGCTAGAATCATGTATCGCTAAAAAGGATTTAGTTTTTAAATTGACTCAAGAACTTACTTCAGTTAACGAACGTCTTGCTGGTAAAAATAAAGAGATAGAAGTTATTGTTGAAAAAGTAAAAGTGACAACAGATGCAAATCTTTCTGTTACTCAAAACATGTTTGATACTTTAGGTAAAAATTTAAAAAACTTGTTTAGTTCTCACAAGGAAGCTTCTGAATCAGCTAATGTTATTTTAGAAAAACTTCCTCGGTGGATATTTGAACTACAACGTCCAGTATCTCTAAAGAAAGAAAATATTATTAGAAAAGTAAAATCAAAAAAGTAATATGGGAAATCTAGCAACAGCAAAAGGATCACCGAATACAATAGATGATACAGGATCAGAAATAAACCTTGGAAATGTTGGAGGAAACTTTTGTAACATGGCAAGCGCTAACGCAACAGCTACCTACACTCTTACGGGGTCGGTAGATTTTGGTAATGCTATTATTCTTATAAATAGAGCAACAGCTCCAGTGGTTACAGGGGCTACAAGCATTTTAGGTTCAGCGTTTATCGCAAACACTAATATGTATTTACAAGTAGCAAATAACGGTACGCGTGTCGAGTACTGGTTAGAACAAATAGCAGCGTAATATGTTAGGTCTAATGGGAAAACTTTATGACCGAAGACGAATACTCATTAATTTAAATTCATTTAATGGTCTTTTGGATTTATTTCCAAACGCATCGGCTGGGTATTCTTTACGACAGCTAAGAGCAGGACACACGACAGGAGTAATTAGAGTAAGACGTTCAAGCGACAATGCAGAGCTAGATTTTAAAGAAAAAGACATTACAGATGGGACGCTAACAACATGGACTGGTTCTGGAGATGGTTTTGTAACAAAATGGTATGACCAAAGTTCTAATGGAAACGATGCAGTCCAAACGACAGCAAGTAGACAACCTACTATTGTAAGGTCAGGAGTTCTTTTAACTAATAATGGGAAGCCAGCAATTAATTTTCCTACTGGATTAAGGGGGAATCTTAATTTTAATTTAGTTAGTCAATCTACAGTAATAACTGTAGCAAAAATGGATGATATAAACAATATTAACTATGTACTTTTTAATAATGTTGGTACAAAAGGTTTATTCTACGGTGGTACTTTCGGTGGCGTTAATGGATTAGGTTTATTTGATGGTTCAATTAAGTCTATACAAGGACAAAACCTAGACCAAAAGATGGGATGGTTTAATTACAATGGAACTAACTATGATGTTGCAGAAAATGGAAATACTATAACAGCATTATCAAACGGTAATAATTTTGCTTTAGAATCAATAGGGAGACCAGATATTTCAGTTGTCGAATTTAGGGGAAGTATGCAAGAAATAATCTTATACTCATTAGAACAATCAGGAAATAAAGCAGGAATAGAAACAAACATTAATAATCACTATTCAATTTACTAATATGTATTACACAGGAACAAAACAAGAGTGCGAGGCTTACAATGTAATTGTAACAGAGGGAGAAAACTATCAGTCATCAACAAGTAGATGGGCAGAGGTAACAGGTCATCAAAATGGAAACGACTTTGCTATACTAAAAAATAGTAAATACGAAAGCGAACTAAATGAAATTGAAACATTGCCAGATGACTGGTCAGCAGATCAAGAAGTTTGAGATTAAATTTTAAAAGAGTTATAATAAATACACAACAACCATTATGGGATATCTAGCAAACAAATTAGGAGATGAAAACAATCTTGGGTACTATGCTACCGAGTCTGCTTTGACTAGCGCATATCCTATAGGATTTGACGGAGCTTTTGCAATAGTTGGAGCTACTGATACTTTTTGGGTGTGGGATTCAGGTGCAGAAGAATGGGTTGACACTAATTCTGGGGGTGGAGGGGGATCAGTAAACTTTGTTTCTAATGTAGCAACAGCTAGAAT